TTTCCCTGATAATAATTTTGTTGGATATAAAAACCTGACGGACTAAACCATGCCATAGGTTTATTCTCATTGTTAAAAGACTTGGCATAAGCTGACAAATGTTTTAACAACTCTGGACTCTCAGGTGTAACGAACTCTACAGCTTCTTGAATTACAGCAGCCAAATAAAAATTGTTCTTAAAATTTTTCGCCATAAAAACATTTTGATTCACAAAATATTTTTCAATATAATTTGCTATCCCATAAGTGGTTGAATTGTATGGAACCATCAAGACAGGTTTCTTTATAAATGCTCTAGTTAATTTATCTCTTTCTTTGTACCACGCTTTAGCTTCTGGATTGTTGCTTTGCTCTAGCAGTATCAAGACAACATCAAGCACTTGCTTATATAAATCCTGTGGCTTTGCAACATACTGAAGATTAACTTTGTTAGCTAATTCATCATTAGATGTAAGGCCAGCTATATGTTGATAGCCATTGTTAGTACCATCAAGACAACAGCAATGGTGAGATATATAACCTTTACCAATCCTTTGAAATTCATGCCACTCTTTGCACCACTGTAAAAATTGGAAAGGTTCTTTTGCCTGTCCCCATAAGTCTACGTTTTCAATCGGATTGTCATAAACTTGTTCAGCTATATCTATGCCATAAGTGTACGACCAATCCAATCTATCCCTGTAAGATAGTTTACTCAAACCAAAATGATTAGCTCCACATATAGCCAGCCAATCTACATCTTCTTTAGTATTCAATGCTCCACCCTTGGCAAACACATGAAGACCTCTAGCTATATCATTACCCTGCGGATTGAAGTTAGCAGTGACAGGATACATCCGACCAACCCAATCGAATTGATATATATGATAGAAAGTTTCACCAACATATTTCTTAGCTGTGTCTATCATTGAAAGAATCTGATACCGTTTGCTTTTATTTTGTGCGTTCATATCATGTATTAAACTAGCTAAGTATCGCCACTCCTTTTTACTTTCTGGGTTTGTATCAAAGTCAAGTGGTTTAGTTGGTAGTTCTTTTAAGTCTCGATTGATTAATGAACCTACTTCTATTCCTTCCTCCCAACAATATACAAGAGTATCAAGAACAAATTTATCAACTGTCCACTCAGTTTGACTTGCCAGAGTTAAAGCTTTTAGACATATTGTTAAGTCTTGTTCTTGTAATTTTTTTAAGTGGTCCCGATCAGTAACCTTTACTGCACTTGTTTGTAATCTCTTAGTGTAATATCCTCCATCATTAATAGCTGTCCACTCTCTAGGCTTATCATAGGTAGGCATAAGCAAAGGGTAGAGTGCAATCCTGTTGGCCCTACCCTGCTGTATATATTTCATATAGACATCAGTAAATACAAGATAACTTGTAGTTGTTTTCTTAACTCTCTTGTTGACCAGCCTGACCATCTGAATCTTTGTTGAAGTTAGCTCAATAAGTTTTAGCCCGACCCTAAGTTTATTAGCTCTAGTCCAAGGCTCAAACTTGTGTCCTTTTCTATTCATGTGATGGACCATAACCTTACGTTTATAGCCTTCGTGATTTGTGTCTTTAGTATGTTTCTTTATAGCTTTAAAATGTTTAGGGTCTTGCTTTTCAAACTCAGTAAACCTAAGTTCATCTTCTAACATCTGACCTATCTTTAAAGCTGTATGTGTTGTGGTCTTACCTTGGCTAGTGCTATCTATAATTACTTTGAAAGCAATAAAAGAAACCACATCAAGATCAGGAAATAAAGATAACAACTTAGCCGACACAGCTTTAACTCCTACCTTTCCCTCTAAAGATTTAATGATATGTTCTTTTAAATTTTTTGTAAGTTTATCTAGCCCTGCTTCAATCATATTTCTAGCGTAATAATTATTAGATTCTTTCCCCTTCTCTATGTTTCTATTCTGTTTACTTTGTTTGTTGTAGGCTGAGATACTAAGAATACTTTGCTCTAGCTCTAGTTGTTTTTTGCTTGGTTCACTCATTTATAATCCTCACCATTTCTTCTAGTTCTTCTAATTTTTGTACTGCATATTCAATCATTTTTCTCATACCATTTTTAAGTTGTATGTTGTTTTCTTTCTCGGCCTTATCTGTCCAATATTTTATAAGTATTTCTTTATTAGTAATCTCAGTAGTTAAAGAACTAAGAATAAAATCTTTTTGACTATCAGTAAACCTCATTAGTTCAACACCTCCACTATGCTATGTAATGCCCTTGGCTGTAAGTGTGCGTAGATCATTGTAGTTTTAATATCATCATGCCCTAACCAATCCTTAACAAGTAAGAGCTGGCACCCACGCTGGACTAAACGACTTGCACAAGTATGGCGGCATAGATGTAAGGTGTAAAACTTTTTATCTTTATATCCTAAGTCTCGTCTAGCTTCTTGCCATATAAAGTTAAGGCTGTCGTAGTTTAAATTAAAAACCCTATCAAAATCTTTTAATTCCCTGCAATAACTTCTCATTATTGATTGAACTCTTTTAGTCATAGGCACTGCAACAGCACTGTCGTTTTTTCTTTCATTAAAATTTATTTGGTTATTATCAAAGTCAACATATCTTTTTTCTAGTCCAAGCAATTCACTAACCCGACACCCTAAGTCTATGAGACATTCAACTATATCCTTGGCTTCTCTGTGTTCTCTGTTCATTGATAGCCAACTCAATAATTCTTTCTCCATATCCTCGGTGAGATATTCAACCTTACGCTTCTTTACTCTGTGTCTTTTGGGAAGCTTAACTTCTTTTATATATCCATCATCAATCATTCTTTCTAAAACTATTTTTAAATAACCCCTCTTTGTATTTACTACAGCTCTACTATTTTTTAATTTAATTAATAAATAATCCATCATTTTATTTATGACAGGTGTAGTAATTTTATTTACTGGCAAGTCTCCAATAGCTTGAATGTTATGGTTCATAGCTGTAAGAAAATTCTTTGCTGAATCTGTGCCACTGTAATGTGTCCTGTAAACAATCTTTGTAGCTTCAGATAATGTTGGAATAGTTTTTTTCATGTGGTTAAATCTTGAATCATTTTTAAAAATCCATCACTGCTATAATCTGCTGTTCGCATTTCATAAGTGCTGTATTTGTGGCCGCAAACAAGACAGGTCCGACTCCTCCATATAAAAGGAATCGAACCATCTTGTGAATCTATATTGTGACCTCTAGTAGATAGCCTAGTTCTAGTATTGTTTACTTGATTCTCTAGGCTTCCACACTTGGTACACTTCATTAGCTTTCAACCTCCTTGGCTTGGTTAACTGCATCTACTAGATTGTCGTAGGTTTGCATATCAAAATCCTCTGTAGCATCTTTAGGTTCTGCATTAACTAAGATGTTATACATCATCTGATACTGTCCAGAAGTGACATTAATTCTAATCATTGTCAGCACTCCAATCTCTTTTATTAATTGGCACTCTCATTTTTATTGAAGCAATAAAGTAAGAGTGACCGTCAGATGGGTCTTTTCTAATTACACTTTGACATGAAAGTGTGCGATCAAAAGGACATTCCCACTGGTACTTAGTTATCTTTTTAAAGTATTCATCTTTTGGAATGTCAATAAATTTTTTAGCCATTGTTGTTTAGCTCCTTTTGTTTTTGTTGTTGATATTGTCGAGCTGTTTTAATTAACTGCTCTTCTTTTCCTGTGCTGTGTGCATCAAACCATTGAGCCATAAGGAAGCCATAATAAGTTATGGCTCCGAAACAGGCTGAGACAATTAAGACTTCCATTAGACCGCAGCTCCTTGAGGTATAGATACAGGGATAGCAGCAACATCAGTAATAACCCAAGTCTTTTGATCTCGTGTTCTTTCTATGCTGTAGCCATGCCACTTACCATCTTTGAATAGATAAGAATATTCATTGTCACAATCAAGTTCAGTAAACTCTTCAAAGTTATCTGTGGTTGTGATTCTTAATCTTTCCCCTCGGCCAGTGTAATACTGTGGACCATAGTAAGGGATTTTAGTTTGACTACCGTCAGCTTGCCATCTTGATTGAGTCCAGCAGCAAGACATATCACCGCCAGATATTAGACGGTTGGCCTTATCTTCTGTATTGTACTTATCTTCTAGTACTGTTCCAAGCCACTCAGGGTAGCCATCAAAGTGATGGTAAACTGATTTGATTGTTTGATCGTCTTGTACGACACCGATTAAAGCACGTGTTGACATTGTTTTAAGCTCCTTTTTTTAATGTGGTTAGCAGTTATGAAAACATAACTATATTTAGTATAGTCTAAGAATAAAAAAATGCCAACCCCTAAGTTTAAGTAGAGGTTGGCTTTTGGTTTTACTTAATCAAAGAACTCTCTGGCTGAGACTTTGGCATAGAAATCTTTGCTTTCGTCATACCATTTTTTAATTCTTTGCTTAGTACAATCTTTAATCTTGTAATACTCAAGCTTAAATCTGTAATGACTTTGAGCATGATGTATGTTCCATTTTTCCTTGTACCATTTAGACATTCTGAATTGAGATCGGATTATCTTGTTGGCTTCATAAAGATACTGGTCTTCATAGCCATACTGCAAAGGAATTTTTATAGTAGTTCTTGGCTCTCCTCTGCTTGCGTCAAGATTAAGTGAAATCTCAAGAGCAAAGTAAGAGTTTCCATTTACTGTGTCTTTCCATTCAAGACCAGTAATATGTACTGTTCTGAGTTCTGATAGATTGTGCATTGTGGTTAAAAAGTAAGGGTGTAAAGATACCTAGAAGATAAAACAAGTACCTTCTAGGCGATTCTGAGAGGACTTAATAGTAAAGTTTTACAGTTTTAAGGTACTTAAGTTTACGTTTTCTAGAAACATTCCCATTTTTAAGTCTTGGGAATATTCCAAATACGTCAGCAACCCAACCATATTTGTGGTTGGTCATGTCATAAATACCAACTTGCCATTCTGTTTCTGGTTCCCATTTATAAATGGTTCTCCAATCTTTCTTGGCTTGCTTTACACATTTAAGTGCTGCGTGTTCTGGTTCTATTGAACCTTGATACCAAGATGAACCGCCACCAACACGCATAAATGCTAGATAGGTTTTTTCTTGTTTCTTAGATTCCATAGTTGTTAGCTCCTATGTAAGGTTTAAGTGAAAGGTTATGAGCCTTTCAAGGTAGGCTTATCAGCCCACCTAGAAAGATTCTAAAATCCTAAGTTGTGCTTCTTGTTTAGCTCTGCACAATCGACCCTACAATATTTGTTGTACTCTTCTAAGTTATCCATAATTAGATCAGCCGCATTGGTAATCATACGAACATAGATTTTCCAATTCTTTCTATCTTGATCGGCTGGAAATTCGTAGTCTTCACCAATAAGAAAATATAAATCTCTAACAGCCGAATGAATCTCAAAGCTTGAGTATTCTTCTTTATCGTAGAATCTACCTTCAAATTCTTGTTGAGCTATGAAAGGCACAGCATCAAATAGATTCATAGGTATTCTGTTTGGGTTGAGCTGGTTTTTGTACATGATTTTTTTTGTGGTTAATTGGTTTTTATTTGAAAGGTTTATGAGCCTTTCATAGAAGGCCCGAAGGCCCTCTAAGAAAGAATCAAAAGTAAACTTACTCTTCACCTATTACAAGATCAGCCGCCTTAACAGAATTAGAAAATACTTTCATTAGTTCTGTTGCTGGACTCTTAGCATTTCTAATATGCTTGGCCCAACTTGAAATGTAAGCGGCATGGTTTTGAGTATTGCAAGAAATTTGTAAACGGTTACAGATCAACACGCTTGCAAATTCAACACAGATTTCTTCCTGTGGCCTGTACTTTGAATACTCATTAAGCCACTTTCTATTTAGGCGGTCTTTGTGGCCTGTTGCATGACTAAATTCATGAGCCAATGTTGAAAGATAAGCTTCATCATTTGTGAAAGTTTCTCTTTCTGGCATCATTACAAAGTCAGCACCAGAATTGTAATAAGCTTGATCGCCACCATGCTTAAGTCCATTGCTTAGATCACCTCTAAAGATCATCAAGCGGTCATGTGCGGCCTTTACTCTTTCGTCTAACGGTCTAACATTCTTTTCACAATCTGATTTGAAACTAGAAATAATATTATCTAGTTTTGTCTGTGCTTTTTCATCAAGTCCGACTAGATCAGAAATATTAAATACACTTGTTCCCTTAAAGGTTAACTTCATGTAAAATTCCTGATTTCCATCTTTGTCTAATTTAGGGCTGCCATCTTCATTCTTTAGGTCAATCTTTATTGGATTAGGTCTAAGGATTTTGGCGGCTTTGCTTCCCTTTCTTGGTACACAGTTCAAATCTTTTTTCGCTTGGGCAAATCCTATCCATAAAGGCAAGTGATGACCTCTAAGAGCCATATACATTTCTAAGATAATTGGATTTGCTCCACTGTATTTGTGATTAGTTAAGAAGTTAGTATGGCCAGCTTGCTCTGTTGCTGTCCATTCTTTTTTCCAAGTTTTGTCAAGATTGCCAGAATCTAAAAGACTCATAAAATCTTCTAAAATCTGCTCTTCAATTTTGATTGTTTTCTTGGTGAAAGTCATTGTGTTAGCTCCATTTGGTTAATAGTTCGTTGATCGAACTAATAGTAATATATATATTAATATTTTTATTGTCAAGAAATTAATCAAAAGATTCTCTATTTTTCCCTTAGTGATTCCCTCTAATCCTTTGGTATGACTACCACCTACCGATAACATAAAGAAATGTAAAGGTTCAAAATAGACGTTTTGAGTCGTTTTGAGTCTCAAGAATATAATATATATTCTGAAAAGCCAGTTATATCAATAAATTTGCCTTGGTTGATTCCATATTTTTTTATTTTTTGCCGAGGATATGGGGATTTTTGACCGACTATATATCGTATTACCCCTTCAAATTTTTGCGATAAATTTTTTTTAGGTAGGATACCCTCTAGCAAACTGTCAAAGAATAGACACCATACGGAAACTTTGAAGGATTCTTAAAGGGTACCCTTAGTGTGTGGAAAAGTTCTTTCTCCTATAGTGTCCATTAATAGAAATCTTTAATAAAACCTTGGTCAGATACGTTACTATTTCTAATTTGTTGAGGAGACATACCCATAGCAGTTTGAGTTACGGTGTTATTCATCAAGGCACCCCAATTATCTGTATGAATAGAGAGTAATTCTTCTTTTCTTTTAGATATATTTAGGTCTTCTGTCTGAGCCATGTATTGTGTCCAATAGCCAACAGCACCAGCGAGGGAGTCAACGAGGTCATCATGTACAAGGGAACCTCTATGACGAGAGATTCTGGATAGCTGATAGATTAGTTGAAGCTTCAATCTACGTTCTGGTGTTTCTTGTGGGTTAGAACGGAAGTCATTTTCTATTACTTTCTGGTCAATTATTAGACGGTGAGAGTTCATTACAGGTTCTAATGTGTCTATTATTCTTAATTCTTTGGTCTTGTTATTTCTAACGTCTTCTAATTCGCAAGGGTGAAACCTCATAAGGAACGGTTTAAGAAGTTGAGAGAACATACCACCGCCAAAGTTTTGTTCAACAAGTATTTTATTTATTTTATTAGTCCTAGCCACCTTGGCTATCTTCTCAAGAACCCTATCTGAGTAGCCGCCAGAGAGTCCTAAACATTCAGTGACGTATAAATTACCGTTCAACATCTTTACGCAGGTTATAGCGGTTGCATCTTTTCCAGTTCCAGATGGGTCTACGAACATTACGGAGCCTGTATATTCAATGAAGTCTCCAAACTGTTGTGCAGGTCGATAGAACCTGTCACCATTGAAACCAACGCACTGTAAATCTGTAATTACATACTCAGGAGAGTTGGACCATATAACTTTTTCGGGAGCATATTCTTTATTAACTGGCATTATTACGAGATCATTTATCTTTAATGGGTATCTATCTTGGTCAGATAAAGTTGTATCTAGTTGAAACTGTAGATTAAACCCAGAACGACCATAGGAAGCTTCACGTTCCATCAAATCCTCTGCTGAGAATCTTTGTGGGTCTACAGGGTCTTTAGGCTTTACAAGGCCATCTATGAGCTGTTGTTGAATCTTAGGAGCAAGTCTGTCTCCATAGTTGTTTTTTAGTTCTGGGTATCTAGCTGTCCATATCCTTGTTTCATATCCTCTTTCTTCTAGTGTTAGGTACACAGAGTTTTCTACTTGTGGTGTACCAAGAAAGGTAATCTTTCCATTTGGTTTTAGTATCGCTTCAAATTCTTTTACAGCTTCACTAAGTTTGTCTCTCATAGGCTGTGTATAAGAATTATTAGGAACCTCTACATCATCTGCAATTACTTCGTCAGCTCTAGCTCCTGACATTTGCCCTAGAACCCCTCTAGAAGAGCATGAGGGAGCATGATCGGCCTGTGCAGGTTTTACATCAAAGCTAACCTTACTGTTTCTCTGATCGTCACGAGGTATCAATCCAGCAAGGATTGGCATTTCGTTTATAAGACGCATAGTAAAGGTAGTAAAATTATCAGCTCGATCTTTACTGGCAGATACAACTAGAAACTTTAGTTGTGGATTCATACGAAGTCTCCACACTACATAGGTAGATGTAATCCAACTTTTACCTACACCACGAAATCCTTGTATGATTTTACGTCTTGCACCGTATTGTAGATATTCAGCTATGTCTAGCTGAACAGGTGTAGGGTCTGGTAGGTTTAGATGTCTCCAAGTAACAATTAAGAAATATCTAAAGTCTTGTAGTTTCTTTGGTAAAGGTTCCAATTATAATTCAGCCAAAGGCACAGCATCTAAGTCTGGTAAATTGTTCATTAGTTCAGCCATTGGATTATCTGCTACAGGAATACACTCGACTCCATTATCTTTTAAAAATTGTCTTGCTACGTTAAGATCACCTGCCTTTGCATCACCACTTTTGATCTTGTCTAATAATTCTTTAGCTAAACATAAATGCAAAGTTTCTAAAACTTTTAAACTTTTATCCATGATTAGTCTTGTTTTTAAATAATATAATCACTTCTGACCTGTATTGCCAGATAGAAGATACTTTATTTTACCAAAGAATCCTAGTTTTCTAACTTTCTTGTATAGTCTCATACCTTTTTCATAGCGATATAGTTTGGTTTCTATATCTGATATACGCATTATTGCTGAAGTTAAAAGTAAATCTTGTAGTTTGGTGTATTTAACTAGGTCTAAACAGTATGCTCTTACTGCTTCTTCGGGCATTTGTTCTGTCTCACGTTGTTTAACTTCAATCTCAAATTCTATTTCTGGAGGAGGATTGCCAACAAGTATCTTGAAAAACTCTTTATGGTTCATATTAGTTCATTTTAGGAAACAACTGTTGCTCTAACATATCAACAGCACGATCATCTAGTGTGTTGGTAGTTTGCTTGCAGATTGCACGAAGCAAATCAACGACTAATCTCTTCACAGCAGTAGTGGTAAAGAATTTTAGTAGTATTGGTTTTAAGAGTTTGAGCATAATAATCTTGTGTTACTTTCCAAACATAGCTACATTGTTAGTATTAAACAAGAGTTTGCACTTCTATGGAAGATCAAGAACCTAGTAAAGTCGAAACCATTGTCAAAGTTTGTGTTCTTCTTTGGAGTGCAACGCTATTGTCTCTTTCATACTACGAACCGCCTTCTGGTAAAAAGGTCGTGGATTTTGACCCAACTTTCATAGCTTCAATCTTTTCAGCAAGTACAGCATCACTAGGTTTTTCGATAAAAAAGAAAAAAGATACTATAGTAGATAATAAAAACAACAAAGTAGGTATCAAATGAAAAAATTAATTTTACTAGGTTTATTAGCTTTTACTAGCCCTGTTTTTGCTAATGGAATCCCGACTTGGAGTACTGGTTCTAGCAACCGCACAGAGAATACTACTCAGACTATAACCAGATCAATAGTTACTCAGAAATATGGGTCGGCTCTAAATACTTGGGAAGCATCAAACATAGAAGTTACAAGTGCTTCTAGTGGCGGTATAGCTCATTCAGATGCAGTTTTTACTCCTAAAACTGTTACAGATGATTGGTCGTTATCTATAACTACCAGAGCATCAGGAACTAAAATAGAAGAAATTACACAGAATGATTCGATTACGACTACTAGCGTTATCACTTCTTTGTCTGTCTTTAGTCAGTAATAAAGCAAGAGCCGAAGGCGATACAAACGTACAGGCTCAACCTAATGCTGTTGGTAATTCAAGTATTATCAACCAGAATATGAATATTAATAATGGAATGACAGGTAAACAGCAGTTTGGAAACTTAGTTTGTAGTCAACCGACTATGGCAATAACTCCTTTTTATACAGGAAATGATGCACAGGGAGAAGATACATATTCTATAAACGAAGGTTGGGGAGTTCAAATGAGTTTTATGATACCGCTAGGAGATAATCAAACTTGTAACGAACTATCCAAAGTAAAGCTAGACCTAGCCAAAGAAGAACTAGACAAACAAGTGCATGATAAACACCTCGTTCGTATTTTGAAATGTCAGCAGCTTCACGCATCAGGCTATATGATAAACCCTTCTTCTAAGTACGCATACATCTGTGCTGATGTCATCAATATACGAAGTTATGTTAAAGCTAATCCCGAAAAATTTAAGTAGGAACTGACGTTCTGTAGAGGAGGTATGGAGCTGAAGCTTCCGCTTACATTTGGCATTTCATAAATCCGTTGACCACTGCTAGGCATTGACGGATTCTTGAGTTCATCTTAAGAAACTTAGAAAACCTAAGAGAGATCAAGCAGGTCTGGTTCCTATGTGTACTATACCTTATTTTTTTTTATCTGCAATCTCTTTCTTAAGTACCTTTTTAAATATTTTTGTCATTACTTTCTTGAGTTGATTAACAACGCTTTGCAAAACTATTGAACCTGTAACTGCTGCTGTGGCCGATACTCCACTAGCTATAACACTAGAAGCTATGACTTCTGGTGCAGGTATAGGCATTTCCCCAAAAAAAGGTATATTAAATGTAGCTACAGGTTCTTCAGTTGATAAAAGCTCTTTGGTGTCTGGCAGGTTTGTCGGTATTGTCTCTGGTTTTACTTCTAACTCTCCCTCCTTTGAAGATGCTTTTTCTTCTTCAGCAGAAGATTCCTGACCTCCCAAACCCGACTCTACCTGTTCCAGACTTGGAAGA